TATGTACTATTCTAGAAGTAACATTTAACCACTTAGCATCTGAGTTTTTAGTTTGATCTCCCCATAGAGCATCTTGTCTTTCTCTCTCTGCTAAAAGTGAGTGTAGAACCTCTGCTCTTGTAATTTCTGTTTCTTTAGGATCAAACATTAACTTTTTGTCTCATCTAGAACTTCGTCTATTTTACTGTCTACTTGTTTTCTTACTTCTTCCCAAACTTTATCTACAGTTTCTTTACTTTTATCTAGTTGATCTTCTATAGGTAAATTAGTATCAACATCACCGATTGTAACATCGACTCTACTATATTGATTACTGTTTGCATCTCCAACTCTGAATGTAAATCCTAAGTGTACATCTATTTTTGCCATCTCTAGTCCTTTAAACTGAGTCCCAATCAATTCCATCATGGGTTCTATTTATAATTATATCATCTAATTGTGAAATTAAAACATTGTATTTGTCTTTTTTTACTATATTATTAAAATCTCTGTCTCCTTCTTTTAAAAATTTAGCTTTCCTATAAAAATCTTCTCTAGATAAACATCCTACTAGTGTAATAGTTTTTGGTACATAGTCTTTATGTTGTATACTAGAAAATATATACATATCAGGTATTTGATGTTTACTTGTATATGCATTTACAGAACAGACATAATCAGGTGAGGGTTTAACTGTTCTTAATACAGCTTTAAGCTCACATTTTTTACCTTGAAATATAATATCATAATTAAATTTGTTTCTACTTTCGCCTGTTTGATTAACCAAGCTACTTTCAGGAAAATATTCTAGGAAAGCTTCTTCAAATAAAAGACCGGCTTCGCTGCCATTTTTAAGAATAGTATTTTGTTTAAAGTTTCCTCCTCTCCTAGCAGAATCTTTAAATATATTCTCAAGACGTTTCTTTGCTCTTAATAACATCTCTTCTGTAAAAGGTAATTCTATCATAATTTTCTTCTCCATTTTTAAACTCCTACTGTATCCCAATCAATATAATCCTCAATTTTTTCAGGTTCCTTTCTAGAAGGTAAATCTGAGAAATCTATTTTTCCTCCTAAAACCCATTGAGAATCTCCCTGTTTCAAAAAAGTAACATCTGTTTTTGAAGCCCAAGAAGGTTCACAAACTTCCACATCTACTTTTAATGGGATATCTAAACTATTGTTCTCTAATAAATTTTTAATTTCGTATGTTATAGTATGTAATTCATCATCATGAATCTCACAGATTATCTCATCATGTACTTGTAATAACATATTACTTTGCTTATCTTGTAAATATTTATGTACTTCTATCATCCTCTCGCTTAAAATATCAGCACTAGTGCCCTGAACTAAATAGTTTACTCCTTTGTAAGCATATTTTGATTCAATAGCATAAAACCTTTTATATTTATTATATAAATATCCTCTATCTAAAACTGCTTGCATTACACCATTGATAAAGTCTCTTGAACCTTCAATATTCTTAAAATAATCTTTTTTATATTTCTTTGCTTCTTCTACTGTAGCTCCTAATTGAGTAGCTAATTTCTTATTCCCTATTCCATATATAATTCCAAAGGTGATAGCTTTTGCAGCTTGTCTATAAGTTTTAAAATCTGCATGGTTCTCTGAAATATTAAAGGCTAACTTAGCTGCTTCGGAATGAAAATCTAAATCTCCTTTCTTT